GCGTTTTAAAATAATTTCTAGAATTTTTTAAAGAGGGTTGACCGTTTTCTGTCATAATTTGATATAAACCAATCAGCAATCATGCACGAAAGGTTTCAAAATGGGACGCCGACGCAAACCGACGCAGTTAAAAGTTCTCCGATCCGATCCAAAACTGAAATACGAAAAGCGGACGGAAGCAATTCCCGTCGCCGATAATCTAGCGGCACCCGCACACCTAGCAGGCGTGGCCCTAGAGAAATGGAACGAACTACGCCCGATTCTAGAACCCGTTGGCCTGCTGACCGAAGCTGACAAGGACCAACTGGCCCAGTATTGCATTAACTGGGAACTGTATCTGGTGTGTATTGACCAGATACGGAAGGGCGGAATGGTGAATGAATACGAAGGTAAGGCTGGAATGAACTACAAACAGTCCGACCCCTACGTTGTAAACATGTACAAACTACACGCCGCCATGATGAAAACGGCCACACAGTTTGGACTAACCCCGTCGGCTAGGGCTTCCATTGACGTTGGCAAGTCCACAGAAGCCGACCCACTCAAAGAATTCCTAGGGTAAAACATGGCAAAATCAGGAGGGAAGAAGATACCCGGCAGCGACCGCCCTGAATATGTGCCGGGCTATCAGTGGCAACCGCAACGCGGTCAGCGGGTCTGTAAGTTCATAGAAACAATCTGCCACCATGCACGCGGCCAATGGGCGGGCCAACCTTTCATACTGCTACCTTGGCAACGTGAATTTATTGAGACGGTGTACGGATGGGTGGATGAACATGGACACCGCCGCTTCCGCCAGGCGGCGTTATTCGTTCCAAAGAAAAACGGTAAGTCCAGTTTGTCCGCCTGTCTGGCACTGGCCGGGCTTCTGATTGATGGGGAACCGATGGCGGAAGCTGTGTCATGTGCCGCCGATAGGGCACAGGCTTCCATCGTATTCAGAGAAGCGGCAGCCATTGTAAGAGCATCGCCCCATCTGAAGGGTGTGCTGGATGTGATAGATAGCCGCAATACGATCCTGCACAGAAAGAGTATGTCAAGATACTACACCCTAAGCGGTGAGCATCACAGGCAGGAAGGTATCAATGCGTCGATGGTTATCTTCGATGAGACGCACGCCCAGAAAGATGACCGCCTTTGGAATGCCGTTAGGTACGCAACCGCATCCAGATCAAATCCACTTCTACTCAGTATCTCAACAGCAGGTGCAGCCAGGACGCCCGGCCTACCCTGGTGGGATCTGTGGCAATACTGTGAACGGGTAGAGGCAGAGCCAAGTCTTGACCCGTCTTTCTATGGCAAGATATACGCCGCCCCTGATGTGGAAGATGAAGAGGAATACTTCACCAACAAAAAACACTGGTATAACGCCAACCCGTCTTTGGGCCACACTATCAGCATTGAATCATTTGAAGGTGACGCCAAAGAAGCACAGAACACCCGCACCCGCCGCAACGCATGGTTGCGTTATCGGCTCAACCGTCCTGTGGCTATTGATGGCAGATTCATCACGCCGGAGGCGTGGAACGTAGGCAACAGAGAATGGTCCGCACCGCTGGAAGGACGGAAGTGCTGGTGTGCTTTGGACCTTGCCAGCACTAGGGACTTGACGTGCTTCCTGTCATTGTTCCCATCTGAAGACGGTGAAACCTACGATGTAGATTGTAAGTTCTTTATTCCAAAGGACTGTCTTTTAGATCGGGTTAGTCGCGATCACGTACCGTATGATAGGTGGATGGCTGACGGATTCATTGAGGCCACGCCCGGCAATATCACAGACTTTGAAGCTGTAGAAAACTACATAAAAGCCTACGGGGAAAAGCATGATATCCAGCAGGTAGCCATTGACCGCTGGCAGGGTGCCAGCACCATTACCAGACTTGTAGGGAATGGGCTTGATTGCTTAGGCTTCGGTCAAGGTTTCGCTAGCATGAGCGGAGCAACAAAACTGGTTGAATCATATATCGAAGCAGGAAAGCTAAACCATAAAGGCAACCCAGTTTTATCATGGAACGCCAGTAACTTAATCGTTGAAGAGGATGCAACAGGAAACGTCAAACCATCGAAAGCAAAGTCCTCTGAAAAGATTGACGGTCTGGTGTGCCTAATCATGGCAGCCGCTATTCAGTCCACTGCCGAAAAGCAACTAGAACAATCATGGGAAATATTTGAGATCTAATGGGACTATTAAACCTTTTTAGTAGCGGCACCAAAACAATAGACGCGTCTGCGGAACAGCGCAGCTTGTCTTTGTTTAACACTGACCCACTGCCGCCGATGCACTATTACGGCATCAGCGACGAAGCCATCGTCAAAAGCAGCGACAACGCCCTAGCGGTTGCAGCTTTTCATGCTTGTGTTAGGGCTATCAGTGACGCAGTATCTGGCTTGCCCTGGCACGTCTATAAACGGGACGAAGACGGCAACACACCATACAAAGCACACCCTTACGACTTCCTGTTGTCACAGCAGCCCAACGATTACCAAACTTCTTTTGAGTTTAGATCTACCCTACTGACAAACTGCTGCATCTGGGGGAATGCCTACGCCCTGAAGACAACAGGCCAGGACGGAATGGTAACGGCCATGACGCCGCTCCACCCGTTGTACGTTACACCTAGGGAGTTGGAATCAGGGGAAATCGTTTTTGATTACTACGCCGCAGACGGTACGCAGTCTGGACGGTTTACCAGTAGGCAAGTCATACATGTTCGTTACCTCAGTGACAACGGGTGGAAGGGACTCTGCCCGTTGAATCTGCTGGCACCCATCATAAAGCTGGCCCGCCTGATGGACATCGCCAGCCAACGGTTCTGGAATAATGACGCACGCCCGTCTGTGATTCTGGAAAGTTCGCAACCGATACCAGAGCCAGCCATGAAGACTCTGGCCAGATCATGGAACACCATGTTCAAGGGTCCACTCAACACAGGCAAAACCTGCGTCCTTCCGAACGGGATTACGGCTAGAGAGTTTGCCGCATCGTCTGCGGTTGATTCTGATCTGGTTGCGGTGCGTCAGTTCTTGGTTCAGGAAATCGCTAGGGGGATGAGGGTGCCTGCTTCGATGATTGGTGAGCCTGGCGGCAGTTACGAAGATGACATGTTGCGGTTTACACAGCAGACAGTAACGCCCTGGGTCAATCGTATGGAATCAGCCTTCCAACGTGGCCTATTCAATCAGGAGAAGGAACTCAATAACCAGATAGACGTTAAGGGGATGATGCGGGGAGACAGTTCCAGCCGGGCGAACTACTACGCTTCGTTATTCAACATGGCGGCCATGTCGCCTAATGATGTGAGAAGGGCGGAAGAGTTGCCACCAATCGAACAAGAAACCGCAGATGATTACTACATACCGCTAAACAACTTCAGCCCGATCCAGACCGCCGCCCAGCAAGGCATTAAGGCAACGGGCGAAGGTACAGCAGAGGAACCACAGGAAGCCGAAGGCGAAACAGTGCAGAAGCCAGAAGGTGGGCCGAACGGTGAGACACTACAGGAAGTCTCACTTAATGGCGCACAGGTTAGCGGCATCATTGAGATTCTAAACCAGATCAGTGCTGGCCTGATTGATAAGCCAGCAGGCAAGGTGCTGATTGAGGCAGCCTTCCCAACCATTCCGCCGTCAATGGTATCCAGTATTGTAGACGGAACAAATGACGTATCGGATGCGGCACCACTACCAGAACAACCACAGGAGCCAACCAATGCCAGAAAAAAAGCAACCCGTAAAAAAGCAGCGAAGAAAAAGAGTACGAAAGCCAGAACGCCGCGTTCTTCCAGTAAGTAAGTCTGAATTCCGCATGTCGGAAGACGGCGGCACCAGAACCGTAGAAGGCTACGCAGCTTTGTACAACAGCCGGTCCGTAGACCTGGGCGGGTTTGAAGAGGTGATAGAACCGGGTGCCTTTGATGGAATCCTTGACCGGAACCCTGACGTTTTCGCACTGTTTAATCATGAGCCTGAAAGCGTACTGGCTAGATCAACTAGCGGCACCCTTCGTTTATCATTAGATGATAAGGGTTTGGCTTATTCCTTTGACATGCCTGACACCACGCTAGGCCGCGACCTAGCCGAACTGATGCAACGTGGAGACATCCACAGCAGCAGCTTTGCCTTCATGGTAGATCGGGCTGAATTCCGCAAAGAAGGCGGGAAGTCTGTGCGGTACATATCAAAGATTAAGGATCTTGTGGACGTATCAGTGGTAACTACACCAGCGTATCCTGAAGCTGGCTCTGCCATTCGTAGCTTCAAAATCTGGCAACGCAAACAAGCTAAAGAAAACCTAGTGACAGATATACCGGCTGAAGTTGCAGAACGTCTGCACCTTGCCAGACACAGGCTCCGTATGGAGCAAATCAGACAGGAGGGTTGATACATGATCCAGTGGATACAGGACAACATACAGAACATATTAATTGCCATCGGTGCCGCTGTGGTGCTGTTCTGGCCGAAGATACAGGAACAGATCAAAGCCTTACAGGCTGGCGGCGGGGAAGCACCGAAGGAAGAAGGACATAAGCACAGCCATTGTCCTTGCTGCTGTGTTCCTGAGCCGGTACAGGAAAAGACCAGAACAGAATGGGTTGCTGATGTGATGGCAGTCCGCATCTATGTTGACAAGCGGAAGCTACCTGAGGCGGTTGCAGCATGTGACACTCTGATTCACGAAATAGTCAGCGGCAGGCCGCAGATAGAAGGGACAAGCGTTACAGTCGCAAAGGTGGCAAAATGAAATCAAACGATTTGATTCGTATTGCCATAGTCCTAGCGACCCTGGGCTACCTGTTCGGGGGTGATGGTGGGCCACGCCCACCAAAGCCGGAACCTATTCCATGCGTTGTCGTGGAACCGTATACCGGCCCCATGACGGGACTGCACCAAACCAGCCGAAGCATGGAAGAACAGGACCGCATTTGGTTAAGTGATGCCTTCACTGCTGGCGGTGACATGGTGGACGCAGATGGGCGGGGGTTGATTGCCGACACAGAGAAAGCACAGTCTTTCGTGGTTGGCATATTGTCCTTTGACTACAATGGCGTCTTCAAACCATCAGCAAAGTATCCCGCACTAGCAGACGCCATAGAGGTTGAACTGGTGAAGTGCATT